ATTGACAGCGTGGATAAAATATGATCATATTTTATCCACGCTGTCAATATATCATGATGCGATACTATCGTGTCAAGAGATATTCGTATCGTGCCACGACATATCTCATTGTTATATCGTGACACGATGTTCTGCTGATGGCTTTGGCCTACGGGACTATTTCTACTTGCGGTTCGATGATTTGGATCTTGTCGATGATCGGCTGGGCGTTCTTATTTCCGTTCAGTGAGCCCATGTAGGCCCGGACTTTCACGCGGGGCATGCCCTTAGTCGGATTTCCCATATTCGCCAGTTTCTTCAGTTGGCTGGTGATTTTCTTGTTCTTCCCATTCGAGAATGCGCGGATGCCATCGACAAGAATCCACGGATGATCCAGCGCCTTCCCTTCGCTATTGTTCACGCACGCATCCGGGAATCCTTCCATGTAGATGTGAGCCTTGTTCGCTTCCCTGCCGGCTGTCTGCTCTTCTTCGCTGTCGCCATCCAGTTCGATCCCGCAGATGTGCAGCCCGTTCGTGACGAAATACTTGAGCGCCTGGATGCTGGCCTTTGGGGCTGCCTTGTCGAGCGAATCGCCGCCCCAGCCCACGGCCTTGCAGTCGAGCCTTTCCGCCGTGTCGATATCGAACCAACTGAATGTGATGAGCTGTTCGGAATAATTGAAATACCCGCCGGTCGATGTCTGGTTGACGAAATGTGAAACCTGTACATCGGTGGGCAGCAGCAGCAAACGGTTCTTGATCAATTCATCCCGCAGGGGCCCGCGTATGCCGTCCGCTTCGTGATAGCGGTATTCAAGCTCCCCGCTCTGATCGTTGGTCTTCTCGCCGGTCTTCTCCAGTTCTGGAATCGCGGCCATCACCGCGAATATCTTCTGAAGCAGAATGGCTTTGGATGTCTGTGGTTTGGGTTTCATGCTTCAAATGGTAACAAAATCGTTTGACATGTGCAATACATATATTGTATATATACTCCATGGTAAAAAATAACCCCATGAGCGCACGGCAGACGATCAATCGATTGCTGGCCCTGAAACTGTCAAAGTGGGCCATCGCGAAGCATCTGGGAGTACGATGGGGCACGCTGCACAACTGGCACAGAGGGGCTAATTCGCCTTCTCCTGAGAATGCCGCCGCTCTTCGTGCCCTCTACGCCGAAAGGAAGGCCAATTCATGACCGAAGAAATCATTGCCGAACAGACCATCGAAACCCCGGAAGTCCTGCCCGACTGGAACGATCTCATGGCGCGATTCTTCCGCTGGCCACCCTACCAGAAACGCATTGCCGTTTCCATCGTTCACGCCGAATGCCTCGGCATGTGCTGCATGATCGTCCGGATAGCGGGTGATCCTACCGGGGAAAACTCCGTTGACTGCGGAGACTTCGCCACCCGACAGACGGACATCGGGCCGATGTGCAACTTCCACGCAATGGAGTATGGGCAATGACTACTTTCAAACTTTGCTTCATGGTTCCGCTTGTCCTGCTGGCTATTTGGGCTCACGCACTGCTCGAACGGGATGAGGCGCGAAGATGCGCCGAGAGCGCGAGAATCTCATGACCAGTTATGATGATCATTTTGCGGAACACGCTGAATCACGTGGTATCCAGATCGATGATGATTCTCCGCCCAGAGCAATCTTCTGTTGCGCATTGACCGGCGCGGCCTTGTTTGCAGGGCTGCTGGGAATTCTGGCCGTGAAGATGTGCCGTTGAAATGAAATCCCTGTGCTCCAATTGCGGGGTGCGCCCAGCGGTTTACAATCGGCGCAAAAAAGGAGCACGTCGCAAGGCAGACAAGCATCATGACCTCTGCCGTCAGTGCTACGATTCTCAGACTGATCATTATCGACTTGGGAGAATACGGCTTTGCGGCCCGGGCATGAAGAGAGTGCATGAAGCAATTAAGCGGGCACGGAGTAGGATAGCGTCCTAAATTCCGTGCTCGCTTCGTTTCTTATTGCGGGGGTTTGGTGGGCGGCGGTGGTTGCGGAGGGGGATTGTCGCCAGCTTCGCCGGATGGCTGGCCGCCCTCATAATTTTTATCGTCTTCGGAATGTTTCTTCTCAGTATCGGGCACTGCTGATCGTCTCCTGTGGGTAGAGTAACCGCTTTCCGTCCTGCATATAAAATTCATATGCGCCGCCGATCTCCGCATCCTTGCAGCGTGTTCCGTTCGGAAGAGTCTTGACGCTGAAAGTGAACCGCTTCATCTTCTGCCATTGCTGCCAATCCTCGGAATCGCAAAGGTCATCTGCTGCCCATGCAGGCATTCTTGCCGGCTGTACATCAAAGTTCGTGGGGCTGTGCCGCGCGACGATCAGAACATCCGTGTAGGTATACCGTTGCCGTTGGTATTCCGTGAGCCCGGCATAATACCCTGCCCCGAAAATCGCAATCGAGATAACGCCGAACTTAGTCAGCCGATTTACTGCCTTTTTTCTCTCGTGGATCTCTTTCAGTGCGTCGATGCTCATGCTTCTTTGCTTTGCGATTCGCAAGGAAAGAGAACACAGGCCCCGCAAGGTTAGCAAGAACAGCAAAAACACCAGCCACCACCAGGGTGACGAAAGATGGATCATGGTTTCCCCCATCGGCCATGTTTGAAACCTTTCTTGCTCATTTCCGTCTCGTTTTATTCGTGTGCTTTCCGAACAGAAACCCAGCGGCCAATCCCACTACCACGGTCACCGTCTGCGTTTCTTTGCCGAATCCAATCAATGCGAATCCGCAGACGATAACGACAACCGCTCCAATATCGGCCATGCTGAAATCATTGAGCAATGGAAAAGCATCAGTTCTCACCATTGGAATCCTCGCCTCTGGATATGAGGAAAAATCCGATGCCTGAAAGAATAGCGCAGATCCCCGTAGGAACCGCCATGGATCCAACATGACCCCATTGATAAAGTCCGGCCTGCCCGGATAGTTGTCCGCAAATTGCGGTCAAACCAACACCGAAAACTATCATCCCAATGAAGTGGACGATAAGGCGGGCCAATTCGTGCTCTTTTCTCCAAATCGGCATAATCAGTTGCCCTTCAGGCCAGTGATCGGCGGGTAGCAGTATGCCGGAATATGCGTGGGCCATGGATAGGTAGGATCAGTGGTATCGCAGCCACAGGTCAGGTTGCAGCTAAGTTCGCCGCAAGTGAAGGTTGGCAGGAAGTGCCGGACGGTCTTCTGATTGAGATTCCGCAGAGTTTCCTGATTAAGCGTAAGTTTCAAAATTTCCCCCTTTTAGCCTGTGGCCGATTGTAGTTGCTGTGCGCGCTTCACTGCCCCGCTGATGAATGTGTGAAATTTCTCGGTCGGCATCTCCTTCGCCAGAATCGTCAGGGCTTCAATTCCGATTGCACCTATCAGCTTCGGATCGGCCTGATCTACCAATTCATGCAAAACTTCTTCATTGATGCGCGGGGATTCGGTATCCATCAGATCATCTTTCCCAGCCACTTGAACCCAAGGTAAGCGGCTGCACCTTTCAGTGCGGCCTTGCCAGCATCGGCGGCCATTTCTCCGGCCTTCGGAAGAATCTTCTGTTTCAAAATATATTCGGCATAGAGCTTAGGGCTGGACTTCAAGAGTTGCACGGCTTCTGTTTCTCCCAATGCCATGAGCCCGCCACCTAACGCGCCCGCGCCGGTCACTCCTGCCGCTGTGGCTGTGGCTGCATCCGCACCCGTGCTCAATGTATTTTTTATCTCTTCCTTTTGCCCGCCCGCTCTTTCTTCTGGTGTCAGTGCCTTATAAATACGCTGCCGCCTTTTTTCTGTTTCGAGAGGATCTTCCCCTTTGATGGTCTGCGGCGTGAAATAGCCATTGGCGTCAATTTGAGTATGCCCCGCTGATTTGTATCCGCCTACTTCATCGGGATTGACCATCGCAACTGCCCCTGATGGGGAAACCATCTTCACCTTGGCAGACGATTGCGCATCACTCGCCACGGATTGCAGAACATCCTTGGACGATCCTGCCGGCTGATCTCCGGCCCCGCTCTGACCTTGCGCTGCCACGGACTGCAACACGCTTGCACTGGTAGCCATCTCTATTTGTACCCCGCTTTGTCGATGGCCGCCTGAGCTTTTTGAATATTCCCGCCCGCTGCATCCAGATAGATTTTGGCGGTGAGCTTATCGACTACCTGCCCTGCCCGGCTGGGCTTTGGGAGAAAATCCGTGCCTGACAACCCTTGCCGTTGCGCTTCCTGCGATGCGGAAACGTAGGCATCATGCACCACTCCTTCAGCCACGTTCCGATAGTCGCTGATCTGCTGCGAAGTGATCGGGCCGCCGGAGCCGAAAATGGTATTGAGCTTTTGCACTCCGCTTTCCCAGATGTTCCGCGAATGAGCGTGTTCCCGGATTACATCATTGGAGATTCTGAAGCCCTTGCCTTTGAGCGGATCACCGGAAATTCCCACGGCATTGAGCAGGGCTGTGACTTTCTCCGCGCCCGTCTGATTCGGGTTTTTGTCGATGCGGTCGAACTCCATGGAAGTCTTTTTCAGAACGTTCAACGGCTGGACGTATTCTTTCGAGAAGGTATCCGCCCGCTTCTTGAATTCCTTCATGTCGAGGGCTTGCCCTTCGCTGGTCACTCCCATTTTGTTTCCAAAGCCATCGGCCAGACCTTCGAGCCCTTTCAATTGCTTTGTTTCTTCGATGGTCTTCGCGGTTTCCGCCTGAGTCTTCGATGTCGTCGCCTGAGTGGCCGCCAATGTGGCCTTTTTCTGCTGCACCCCGAGAGTTGCGGTCTGGCCAGCCACCCCGGCCTCTGCGCCTTTGATCTGTGATTCGCTTCCAGCGGTCGAAGCCTCTGAAACTTTCTTCTGCATATCGGTAAGCTGCATTTTCTGCCCGACAGCCTGACTCACTGGTGACATAATGCTCAATGCCAGCGAATGAAAGTCTGCTCCATTGATCGATGCGCCATCGGGGATAGCGTCGAGCCGCCCCTGTGCAACCTTTACCAGCGGGGAATCGCCCAGACCCAGAGCCTTTGCCTGATCAACCTGCGATTGCAAAGAAGCAACCTGCCCTTTCAACTGGTCGCCGCTCCATGTGATCTTGCGCAATTTGTCGAATGGAGTCAGATATGTTGCGCCGCCCGCTCCATGTTTCCCATCCTTGTAGACTGGAATTGCCGCATTGCCAACGAAATCCCCGCCTGCTTTTGCATTCACCGCGCCGATGTGGTCGGCGGTCGATTGATTTTCGATCATTGAAATTTCGGAAGGCGAGAACCCTGCCTCCTGCAAGGCTTTGACTTCGGATGAGAAGACATCGTTTTGCGCTTTGGTCAATTCAAGGGGCTGCATGGCCTGCATCTGAGAGAGCCGCACCGTCTCCACATTCGTCAGGGCTTGCGTATGCTGCATTCTGACTTTCGATTCATTGAGGGCCTGGGAGGCCGCCGCTGCTTGCTGCTGGGCCTGCTGTTCGCGCTGGCGATAAGCCTGGACTTCACTGACTCCACCTTCGCGCCCGCCCGTTGCCGCCGATTTTGCGAATGCATCAAGACCGAGCGCAACATTCTGGATAATGTTGACCAATCGGCCATGTGGAGCAGGCTGGGACGGGGTTGCCGCCGATCCTGCTTGTTCAAGGGGCGCAGCGGGCGCATTGCCGGGATTCATCATGTCGCCAGAAGACATTTAAAATGCTCCAAAATTCGCGTCATCCCAATTGCTGCTGGTAGGCGTGAAGCTCGATCCCGGACTTCCAGTCGATCCCCCAAATTTAGGAATTCCAGCGGCAGCGGAAGCGAGCCCGGCCACGCCCGAAACAATCCCAAAAGCATTTTGCCAGCCTGCCTGTTTTGCCGACAATGCTGCGCGCCCGAGGTCTGCTGTCACTGATCCTGCATTGTTGGCCGCATTGGCATAGCCTTGTGGATTGTAGGCATTCGCCACGTCGGTTAATCCATGGATGGCCTGCCAGTAATTCTGATTCTTGAGCAACCCGCTTTGGATATCGATGTTTGAATTCTCGCTAGCCAGCTCATTGGCTCCAGAGCCCGCTATGCTTCCCGCAATCTGCGCCTGAACGCCTGAACCGATATCTGTTGAGCCACGAACAGCCGCATTTTGCGATGCGGCCACCTGGGCGGCATTCACACCTCGCGCAACTGTATCTGAAGCATTGGTTTTCATCAGGGCCAGAGTTTTCGGATCAAACCCCTGCGGATTGGCAATCGCGTCAGTCAGAGTTTTAGTCAGATTGGCGAGAATGGCCTGATTCGCTCCGAAGGCTTGCGAAAATGCACCTTGCAGCGTGCTCATGAAAGCCGCTTGAGACTTTTCCGCCGAATTAAGCGTCTTATCCCCGCCGCTACACATTGAGAAAGCCTTTCAGCTCGAAAAGTTCTCTGTTTTCCTGCTCAAATCCGTGCTTGACGGCCCATCTCGCTACAGCATAGCCGCTCTTTGAGAGCGTATCCACGGAATTAATTCCGAAACTGGCCGCGAATGCCATGATTGCTTCGCGCATTTTCCCCATGGCTGCGATTTTCTGCCGTTCATCGGCTTCCGGATTGAAAAGCAAGCACGCAATGCGCACCACAGCGAATAACGGAACCGCTAAAATCACTTTGCCTTCGTCTTCGATAACCAGAAAAGTTGCTGTCGGATTATTTTCCTTCATCGAAGCTTCAATATCGCGCTGCGGGATGTCGGGATTCTCCGCGGCCCATCTTGCAAACGGCGCGGCATCTTCCGGGTTGGCAAAACGGAAGGTCATCATAGCCGGTTGATCGCCTCTGACGTGCCGGTACCGAAATCGGTGGATGTAGACGTGCCCGAAGTGCCATTTGTGCTGATAGCAATTGAGGCAGGGCCGCTGGTCGCCGTGGAAACGAAACTGATAGGCCCTTCGCCCGCATTCCCTTGAAGCGACGAAATGCCATTCACCGATTTCACATAAACAGACGTGCCCGCATAGGTGGGGTCGAATGGATCGCGGAAAAACTGAACGGCGATGCGCGAAAGGTTGCCGCCGATGGAAATCCTCTGCGTATTGAGCGGTGTCTGGATTCTTGTAAGTTGCTGATCGGCTACCTGTACCTGTCGAATCTGGACACCCGCGATGATATCCATGGGCTTCATGTTGATCGGTTGCCGGGGAATCACTGCGGTCTCGCGGATTGCTCCGTACATCGCGTTATCGAGATTCGGCTCATTCGTCATTTCGGCGGCTCCGGCCCCAATGCCAGCAACTTGATTGTATTCGGGAAGTTCTCCTGTGCAAAGGCAATCTTTATCTGCATGTGGTGATAGAGTGTGGACGCTACCTTCGTTGAGGTATTGGTCACACTCCAGCGTTTCGCCAACAGCGTTGACGGTGGAGTCATCCCAAGTTCATCGACTGGATCGGAGAGCGTCAGGAATCCAACACCCGATGTTCCTACAATCTCATTGGGTAAAATGGAGACGGTCGGCACAGTTCCCACGGCCGCGAAATATCCGGCAATCCAATCGATCGCGGCGAGCGGTTGCAGTGGCTCAGACAGAACGATGCTGCCTACAACCGCAAAGCAGCCTGAATAGTTCGCGGTGTCATCCTGATATGTGGAAAGATCGCGTCCGAGAATGAAGCCCGCTGACGATGCGCGCCCGGCGCACAGCGTGTATTTTCCTACGCTGGTTTCAATTGATTTCAGGGCCTTGATGCCGCCCACTGGTTTATAAACCGTTGACCATGCGCCGATGTTCAGGCCAAAACGCAGCAGATTGGTTGCACCATCTCCGAGGAATACGCCTGAATCAAGACCATTGCGGTGTGTGGTGATATAACTGCTTGCTGGCGCGAAACTTCCCGCAATGAGATCGGCGACAAACATCCCGTCTTCATCTTTAGATTGAACGGTGAGAGTGAATTGCTGGCCTTGCGTAGAGATAACCCGGATCGTGTCTCCATCCTTGTCCACGCAATTCGGGGAACTGATGCCAAAGTTTTCCAACAGATCGACGCTGAAAAATTGGAGAGTTCCCGGGCCGCCCGCGATGATCTTGAGGGCATTCGGAAGCCAGACCAGCAGCCCCGCGCTGGTGGGAGTCAGCGCAATTGGCGCGCTCGTATAGGCGAACAGGTTGGCGGGCGGCCAGCTTGCATTTGGATCTCCATTTTGGCAGTCCGGGCCAGCCGTGAAATATACTTTGTTCCCGGCAATCATCCACGTTCGCCCATTCCAGTAGGTGAGGAAGCTTCCTTTGTCGGTCGATGGAGCTATGCTGCCAGTGGTGCCCGGTGGAACATCATTGCGGTGAAATCCCTGCAAGGGAACAAGGGTCTGCGTCAGGAGCGCGGTATCAAGCGTAGTATCTGCCTGAGACCACGTTCCGCCGGCTGTATTGTTCACAATTGAGAACGCATAAGCCAGCACTGAGCCGCCATCTTTCGTTCGATAGACATTCACGGAGCCGACATCCGGATTAGTCGAGAACGCTCCGGAAATTGTCGCGCTATAGGTGCTCATGTAGACCACGCCCGTGGTATAGGTGTTGGGGCTGGCCGTTGAGCAATGATAATACCCGGTTGTGACCGTTGGGGCCTGTGTGGAATAAGTGTAAACGTAGGTATATCCGGAATAGACTGCCGGAGTGGCTGGGCCGCGACAAGTCCACGTCACGGTATTATCCACAACGGTGGTTCCGATGACAGTCGTCCAAACCGGCTGCGTTGCGCCCGTCGTCCCGATGCCCGTTTGAAAATTCCCGTTCGAATCAATCACGCAAACTGCAAACGTATAAGTATGGCTGGCCTGCCACTGAATCGGGAACCCGAGATTGCCCCATGAGCCTGTACCGTCTGCCGTAAAGCCGCCCTGCGAAGCATTCCAGAGAGGTGGCTGTGTCCCGGTGGTCAGATTTGCCCCGCCAAAAAGTTTCCCATTGATCTGTATATTTCCATTCGGGTCAAGAAGCAGAACAATGTTAGCTCCATAGACTGTTCCCGGTTGCCAGAAGGTCGGCCCCGCTGCGGTCGGCGCGGCGACGGTCGGCATCGCGGCAGGCCCCAAGATTCCCATACCGTGCAGAACATTCGTGCCCGTGTCATAGCGCTTCTGCCCATCCGTGGTGCCGTCCGCGATGTAGAGCTGCGAACCAATGAGTTTGGTAAATGCCTGATCGGCTGTAGGTTTCGCCCAGATAGTAGTAATTGAACTGGCCGTAAATTTGGCCACACGCTGATTGGAATCGAATAGCGGCATGACCACGCCACCCGGCAAACGTTCGGAACTGAATTGGTTGATGATCTCGCCCGCTGCAAGCTGCACTGAACAGAAGCGCGAAAATCCCGGCCTGCGTTGCCATTCCATCAGATCGGTCAATTCCAAATCCTGTCCATCGATCAAAGCATCCTTCATTTGAATGACATTGATGCCCATGGAGCGGATTGGCGCGAAAAGCTGGGAGCGGTGCGTATAAAGGCCGGTGCGGAAATAGGGGATGATGATGGGCGATATCGGTCGCGCCATGCGTTCAGCCTCGCATCAGAGACATTTCCGGAGCGACCACGAAAGCATTGTCTTCACGGTCTTCTCCGGCGAGTGCGGACATGATCATCATATTGGAAATGCCCATCTGCGCTGTGGTTTCATCGGCCTTGATGCCCTTCGCGTAACGGAACGCCTGGGCCAGCGCAGTTTCGTTAACTACATAGATCATGTCGTCGGGCCATGGGAAAATTGAGTTTGGCGCGATGAGCTTAGGGGCCTTCGCTTGATATACCAGATTAATCTGCCATGGGGAGGAGCCGACAGGATCGCTCAGTCGGAACTTGAGCACCCCATTGTCATAGTCGACCAGCATACAGACTTGCGGCGGATTCCCGGATGGCACGTAATTGACGGGCAATTCCTTAACGGCACCAATGGGCTTGATTGGCTGCGGGAACTGCGCATTGTTGATGTCTTGAACGTATGCGCTCTCCAGCCATCCGAAGGGGTAGAGTGAAGTGCTGACGAGCAAACCATTCGCATCCACCAGCCCGAATCCCGGAGCGCCACTGTTCACGGTCTGGCCTACTGTGGCTGCGAAAGTAAAATGCAGATTGTTTGGGACTGTCAGAATAGTCCAACCGCCAGACCATCCTGAAGTGTGTGCCGTCGCGCTGAATGAGTAAGTGGAATTGTAGGCCGCTACAGTATTTCCTGACATAAAAACAGTCGCGCCCTGCTGGAATGGGTGTGGATCAATCGTTTGAACTGTGACAATGCCACCAGATACTGTAATGCCTGCTGCTCCTCCATTGATGGGATTCGCAAGAAGATCAACATTTGCTCCCCCTGCGTTTGCACTCCCCGAATTGAGAACAAACGCACTTGCACCCGCCCATCGGTAATCTTGAACACCATATTGGGTGACAATGAAATTCCCCCCGCCGCGCTCTGGCCCGCACAATTCTTTCCGGTTGAACTTCCATGGCATTTTCTGAAGCTTCTGGCCATTTTGAATGACCAGCCCGGACAGCAGCATTTGCAACGTGTTATTGCAGATCGTCAATGCCGGTTCATTGGTCACGCCGCCCACATTGAAGTAGGTTTGCAGGCTCGTGTGGAGCGAGCAATAGTCGATGACTTTTTGAACTGACGTAGTGCGAGTGGCCACTTATCCCACCAATTGCCAGGAGGTTTCCGCTTCAATCTGGCGCACGCGCTGATAGAGCGGATGTTCGGGAACCAGTCGCGGAATCTGATCGAACCCGATTTCATAATGCGCGGGCTCAATCCAGCAGCGGCAGAGATTACACTGGCCGCGCGTTTGCCGATCGGGAAAATTGTGGACTGTGGCGATGGCCTCGCCGCCGTTCTTGTAGGTATGACGGCAGAGCGATTGCGCCTTGGCGACGAGAATGCGCTGGTTCTCCATGTCTTTCTTGGTCTTCGCGGCCTCGCGCTTTTCGCGCTCCAGCATTTTCTCGTCGACATAGGGCTTTTTGATGCCCTCAATGAGTTCCTTGAGCATGGCTGGCGTGAAAGCGTTCTCGCGTAAACTCTTCACGACTTCAATAAATTCGGCCATGATTGGATCATGCGCCGGAACGGCCTTCGCTACCTTCACTTTCAGAATTCGCGGCGCTTTGACTCTCGGTGTAGCTGTCTGTGTCGCCATCAATCTCCCCCGCTTAGATTTTCTCTGATTCTGTCCGCGCATCCTTCACGGAACATCCATGTAAACTTCTGCCAGCGTTCGGCGGTTGGGCCTTCGGAATTTCCAAAGGTCTTCACAACTTGCGCCCATGATAACAGCCCTAAGCCCATCAGCCTAACTAAAACATGCCGCCATCCTCGCACTTCATCGCCTTCCATCAGGTTTTTATCGTTCACAAGAATGGCTGTAAATTCCCGCAACCAACCCTTGGGAAAACCGCTGGCATATCTCTGACGCCCGAGCACATCAATATAGAATCCCCATTGATCGGGATAATTCACTTGCTGCTCTACAAAAATGCGGGGGTTCAGGCACATCACGCGGTAAATCAATTCCGAACTGTGCATCCACTGGCCGGAACGCTTGTGAAAATCCTTAAGATCGTTGTGATCGGAGAGGCGATAGGTTTCCAGTTGCGGCTCAATGCGTTCGCCCTTGAATTTCAAAATGGCTTCTTCGAGCGGCAAAAACTCCACGGCGCTGGAATCAAGTGGGCGGAATCCCGGCCTTTCAATGAGCACTCAGTTCATCTCCGCAATGGGTGTCTCGCCCAGAATTGGGACATACTTATCGCCTTCATCCGATTCTTGAACCATGATGATTCCCCCCGGCCTGACAACCTTCATAAAATCTCCTTCGCAGATGATGATAGGCGGAAGATTCATGGAGCAGGAGAAGCCGATTGAGATGCGTTCCGCGAATTGCAGGGCGGCGGCTGTAATCACGGAACGAACTTGACCCATGCCGGAAGCGAGAAAAAATTCCCGGACTTCATCGGCTTGCTGAAGACCTTGGATGCTCAGCGAAGGATCGGACAAGAACGGGAAGGTTTTATCGACGCTTCCCACTCTGACCAGATAGGCAATTGGCGCGCTCACGAGGTTTACAGGGGCTGGATTGTCTGTTCCATCAGGTTCACGATGTTGGCCGCGTTGCCCGAAGAGAGCGTTGCCGAGAGAATGAAATTCAATTCGGTATCCAGGGCCGTGGCGGTCGTGACGGCGGTCGAAGCCGCGAAGACATCGACCAGATCGCTGATCTCCACGCTGAATTGTCCGTGAATGAGTTTCGAAGTCGAATCCCACTGAAGGATTGCGCGGTAGAGAAATTTTCCAGTCGTGGTGTTGACAGCGCGGGCAGTCGATGCGCCCACGGCATTGAGTCCGGAGACGGAGCCCACACCCAGCGGGGCCGAGCCGCCCGGCAATAGCGTTGCGGGGCACTGGTAGAGCTTCAGCGTCAGATTGGTGCTTGCGCCGGTCACGCATGTTCCCCATGCGGTGAACAGAAAAGGGCGGCCATTGTCCCAATATTGCACAACCTGCCCTTGCGCCGGGGCCTGAAGGATCGCGGGTGCGGATGCGAAAGCAACCGCCGAGCCGAGAGTGATGCCATTCAGCGAGAACGATGTTTCCGTGGTTGAAGTTCCAAGAGCCAGCGCGGCGAGGTCTTTGTTAGAGATGCCTTTGTACTGCCGTTGAATCGTGTCATTGGTTGCCATTGAAAAAGCTCCTTAAACTGCGCTGACTTCGCCACGCACCCGACGATAACCGGATGTACCGTTCGTATTGGGCCGCCCCACAAGCCCGAGAAAGAAATCATATGCGCAGATACAGCGTGTCTGCATCATCGGGTTGCTCAGATCGGGAGTAGTGAGCGGCTGAACCATCACATTGAAGCTGGGCGACTTCGGAACTTCAATGCCGGTGAGATTCGAGGCCAGAAAAGCCTCGCGTCCCATTGTGTATGCACCATAGCCGGTTTTCCCGTTGCTGGGATAGTTGGCGAAGGTGCTTACGGTCGAAGTCCGGATAATCCGGTGCCCGCTCCATTCGCCGACCTGGAAGCTGCGCACCTGTCCATCGACCAGAGCGGTGTAACCGCCAGCGGTTCGTTTGGCCACGTCAGTCCATCCGCCGGCCGTATTGTCCGAAATCAGATCGTAAGACATGAACGAGGTCAGGACGGTTGTGTACATGCCATTATCGCGGGGCGGCACATTGTTGCCGACCAGTTGGGCCTCAGTCTTGCGCAGAGTCGAAGACAGCAGGAATTCATTGTCTCCCAGATCGATGCGGGCGACTGCGTTTGCGGTGGCGTCGGTGTCGAAAGCGTTGAAGGCCAACTGATTCCCGGAAAGTGCGGCCTGATAGGCAAGATTCCGGGTTGCATCAGATACGCCATCATTGATGAACATCATGTTGACGATATTCGAAATGCCAATCCAGTTTCCGAATTCATCCGCGAAGACATCCGAGGTCACCTGTGAGAGTGCTTCGCTGCTGGGCGGGATGCCTTCGGAGATCGTCTGGGTAGAAGACGTGAAAGGCCGCTGCCCATAGAACTGCTGTGCGCGTCCACTGCGGCGCGGCAAGGGCTTGAAGTCGCAGAGTTCAGCCAGCGCGGGAGTGTTGGCCTGCCACTCCATAATCGCGGTATTCCAATAACTGATGAGTGGAAATCCCGCCAATGATCCGCTCGTTACGCCCGGTGGCAAAAATGACATTTGCGTTTCTCCTTACGCTGTGAACTTCACTTTGGCAGGATCATGGCCCTGCCCAACCAATTCATTGTAGTGCTGTTGCTGCTCGAACGACTTGAGCTTGTCCCACCATGCGCGGGAAATCGTCGGCGTTGCTTCCGTGGCGGCCTTGCGCGTTTCGTGCTCCGCTCCGGTGGCAAAGGCTGTCGAGCCGGTCGGCTTGCGCTTCGCCGCTTCTTCCTTTTTTGCATCGGGATTGGCAAGTACCATTCCATCGGCTTTCATCTGCTCGTAAGCCTTTTTGTAGCTGTTCGGGTCATTCGTTGGCAGACCCATGGCAGCCACGGTGTAGCCAATGATTTTGGAATTTCCTTTGCCGCCAGGATAATCATTGTCAGGCTGTTCAAGCCACCCCTGCACGGCGGCATTCGCGGCGCTCTGGTCAGCCTGCGCAGTAGTCGCATTGACGGCGACTTTCAGCGCATCGGGCGTCAGGCCAAACTTTCTTTCGAGGACTCTTTCGAGAAATCCCGACTCTTCGAGATAGGAATCAATGGCCTCGATCTTGCCCTTTTGGATTTCGAGTCCGAGGGCGAACAGTTCATCTTCGCTGTACTGCCTGGGCTTGGACTTTTCTGCGGCGACTGGTTTTTCTTTCGCAGTGACGGGCTGCGCTTCGACGGCGGCGACAATTTGTGAAGTGACTTCGCCTTCGGTGGCTCCGGTATAGGTACGTGGCTGGCCGCCAATATTGACCGTGCGCGTGAAAACTGTTTCTTGCTTCTCTGCTCCCAGCTTCGCTTCGTTCGATTCCGATGAAATCGCTTGCGGGTCAATTCCCGCAGCTTTGTAGAGATCGGCCAGTTGAGCATTCACATCTGCGCTATTCGTTGCGGTCGCCATTAAACTCCTGCTTCATAAGTTCCGGGGATGCGTGTCTCATTCAAAAACTTCTTCCGCAGATCGTCGGCAAGCGTTGCATCCTGTTCGCCATTATTGTCTGAAGGTTGCATATGCGCAAGCAAAATCTTTTGGATGCGGTCGATTATCTCCTGACGCATCTGAACTACCGTCTGCTGCCGGGTCATCAGATCGGCTTTTTGGTCTTTGTCCCATCCAATGAAAGCATTGACGGCGGCCACCTGTTCATTGACCAGATTATTTAGGATCACAATCAAATCAGGCCAGCCGGGGCTCTGCGTGAGATGTCCGAGCCGTTCCGCCTTCGCTCGATCTACATTCATCCCTTACCGCCGAAGGCCGATTCCATATTGTGCTGAAACATATGTTCTTGGGTGCGCAGCAATGCGCGATTCTCCGCTTGATTATCGTCTACTTGTTTTTTCTTTTCTCCCTGCGCATCCACTACCGTTAATTTGGATTGAAGCTGCTGGCTGGGGCCGTTCTGCTGCTCCTTAAGGCGCTGTTTATCTTCATCAGTCATGGGCACAACCCACTGATCGATGTAGGGGAACCCAAAAGATTCCATGATGCTCTGGAACATGGACTTATAGTCGATCTTCACTCCCTGCACTCCGAGTTGATCCGTCAGGCCCGGCTGCTGCAATACCGTTTGGATGTAGCCGAGAGACTGATTCAATGCAGTGCGAGCATTCAGTTTTGCGCCCGCAGAAATGCTCACCTTGTATGAACCGTTCAAAATATCAATCGGGTCGCCAGTGAAAGCGGCCCCAAGTTCTTCGGTGAGCATAGACCTGATCTGCGAAGGCTTCAGCTTCCGGTTCTGCTCAATCATGAATTCCAGCAGTGGCACAAACACCAGTTCGCAGGCTTGGTCAATCAAATCCTGCATTTTCATGGCATCGCCGCCGGTCAGAGCTTCCACGCCCTGTTTTGTTCGCATGTCGCCCGGTCGCCCTGGATTCTGTCCTTGGATGCTGGCCCCGGCTCCGGTGATGTTTGCGGCCCATGTCTTGATCGTATCCATCACGCTGAGGGCTTCAATTTTAGGCCCTTGTCTGCCCTGCATCGGCAAGATGCCCTTGGGTGCAACCTTGCCGGGGAAGATCCAAAGTGGTTGTGCCTGATTATTGATGCCCGATTCTTCAGTGTATGTGCCCATCAGGTACAGGGCCAGATCATCGAAGAAGGAATTGGCTACGCCTTGCGCCATGCGCTGAAAATCCGCGACAAACATGCCCATGCCGTAGCCGAAAAAGGAATCGGGAGCCTGCCGGAAGTTGAACGACAGCATTTGAATATCGCCATCATGGTTCTGATTCCGGATCATGTACTGATTTTCAAGCACCCAGCCTACGCGGTTATCCGTCATGTACTCGAAGATTTCAAACTTCTTGGCCAGCGGATCGAACTGATTGGATTCAGTCAGGGCCTCGGGCTGGGCCTTATTGAGTCCCATGGCGGCAGGCCGCTGTACCGGGTTGGCATTCGTAATTCCTCCGGTCTGCGTTTCCATCACATTCGTATTTGTCGCGTCGGTTTTGAATGGAGTGGTGAGCTTGGTCAGTTCTTCATCAGTCGGGATGTTGAATCCCACCTGATCGCGGAAACTCTTGAGATCGTAGCTGTCCAGATAAAAAATACGGCCCCGCCAACTGGCGCTTCGGATGTCGCCCCTGCGGCAATCCGGCGCAACCCGGACGCGACGTAACGGGACGTGCTCGAAGCGGGGTTGCCGGACTTCGATTTCTTCGAACACTGTTTCGGTGTTGTCTTCATTTGCATGGGCCTCAATCGTCGCACCTGATCCATTGATAGCGATGGTCTTGGTTTCGCCTTTGCGCCTGACAATCTGTTTTTTTATCGTCCGCGTTTCAAATCCTGTAAGTGCTATGCCCGTTCCATACAAAAAGGCATCGAAGGCCACGGCCCGCATTTCCTGCTTTGCGCTGGTATTCTTCGGCCCTGCAATCTTGAGTTGCGACATTAGTAAAATTTCTTGCGCCCGCGCTGTATCAACCGAAGTCGTAGCGCCTGGATCGACAATGAAAGGACGATTGCCGGCAAAGAGCGTTTGCTGGAATGCGGACAATGAGGAGTAGAAGTTTTCGGCGAGAATCGGAATGCCAATGCTGGAACGGAATTGGTCTGAGCCTTTCCATTTGACTGGTTCCACATAGGCCCGCAGAATGATTTCCACCAGATTCCAGCTATTCACGAGGCCCCGTGACATCATGAAGCCTTCGGCCAGCATTCGATTGCCAGTAATCTCTTTCAGGAACGCGACATCATCGCGGGGTTTTTCAAACGTGACTTCGGACTGCTCAAAGGGTCGCCCCATCTTGGCGGCCTGTTCGAGCGCGCCCGCTAAGTCAGCAATCCGAATTTGAGTTCTGTCCGGCATTTAGGAAACTATACACGACCCGCAGCCATTTCCTTCCGTCTGATTTTCTACTTCGCGGTAATTCGCGGCCCATGGCATCCCGTTCGGATAAAGCTTTTGCTTCACCACTTCAGCCACGGTCACATTTTCTTTGACCGTCTGGAAGAGCGCGACACCATGAGGAGCATTGACGCCCAGCCCCAGACAGTCGCCGTGATCATCGTGCCGCCCCAACTTGGGAAATTTCTTCAGGTTGTTTCGCAGTTCTTCATAATCCTTGATGCCCGCGAAGATGTACAGCTTATCCCGCGCAAACCATGCATGGATTGAACCGATGCGGATGACCTTCGCTTCTTCCTGATTGTCGAGTGGTATCCATTCAATCGGGAGATGCTGGATTCCGCGGCTCACGGCTACCATAGTGAAGACGGTTTCATAGGCTTCCCAGCCCAGAAACGCCTCAATCCAGATTTGCTTTGGTCGATAGGCTAGAAGGATGTTGATCACTTCATCAGCTACTTCGCCCGATTTCCATTTTCCCGAATGGCAGGCAATCACATAGAGCCGCGCATTGACCACGCGGATGATATAGAAAACGCACTTATCCCGCTTGCCGCCGCTGCGTTGATCGCCGACATAGGACAGATCGCCGATGACAAAACACCAGCCGCCCAGCGGGATGACCCCGGTCCCCGGTTTCGCGGTTGCTACTTCGATGGCCTGCTCGAACGTTTTACCGTTCGCCATCAGGGATTTTACTTCTTTCGCCAGAATTTCAATCTGGCTTTCCATCATCGGCTTTTCGAAATGGAACAGCGTGTGCTTGTCGAGTAGATCATCGGTGAAGGTTTGCGTACCCGCTGCAATTGGGTTGTTTCCGTACTGGCAGGCAAACCATTCATCGCCCTTTTCGCTTTTCTCCGATTCGAGGAAGCGCACCGTATAGCCTTTTGTGCGCCCGTCTTTTGTTTTGAATGCGGGGAATAGCACGGTTTTCACGCCATCTACTTCACGCCAGCATGTACGAACTGAGGACATCCAGACGGTATCCCCGAGGTCTTTCTTTTCGCGCTCCATTGCTTCGATGATGCGCTGGTAGGTGTCGCCGAAAGAGTAGCGCGTCCCGGTCACGACAATGTAGCCACCTGGGTCAATGAGTGGCCCGATGTCGCAGTACTGCTGCCAACATTTCTCAAGAGCTTCCGGGCTTTGGTAGTTCTGGTCGTTCACCAGATCATCCACAAAGGCTATGTCGCAATGGGAACCAGCCTTCACCGTTTTCGCAGTCGATATCCAGACAGTTGAGCCCTTGATGAATTTTCGCGTCCGGTTCGGTACGGTGAACTTCGATTGATTGCCGAGATTCCGCCCGCAGTACTCTGGATAGAGCTGAAGGAATTTCTCCGTGGGAGTTTCAAATGCGCTCTTGACGCCTTCGAGAATTTCCTTGGCAAGATTGGTCGAGCCCGAAAGAATAATGATTCGTATGTTCGGATAGTTGAGGATGAGTTGGATCATCTCCACCATCACGGCGGAAGTTTTGAAACAACCTCGCGGCCAGAGGATGAGCCGTTTTTTTGTTGCCGGATCGAGATCGTAGAGGTCTTTTTGGGAGTCTTTCTGAAGGAACGCGCCGAAAAGTCCTAAATGCGGATTGGGCTGGAAATCCATTCCCAGCACATCGCAGGCAAGAAACATGTGATCGATTTTGCCGCGTTCGGCTTCGGTCATTTGTAGAGGAGCAGTTTGCCGGTTGGCTTGGTCAACAAAACCCATAAAGACTGCTTGAACGTATATTTCTTTCCCTCTGAGTTCTGCCACAAGGTGACCGGCTGATTCGTGACGGGGCAAGCTTCCGAGAAGAGCACGTTGGCGGCTGCGCTTGCATCTGTGATCACGAGCGTGTCACCAGCGGTCGCCCCTGTCCAGACGATACGCATGAATGCTTGCGGATTCGCTGAGAGTGCAGTCAGGGCCGCTGGGATCGTGCCCGCCGTCCAGGTCGTATCAAGCACCATCGGATTCGCGTTGAAGACATTCGCCATGATCGCAGTTTATTTCTTGCCGTGATTGCTGTCCACTGTTTTCTTGGGCTTGTTGAGATCAACGCGGTTAATTTTCTTGCCGGCCGCTTTGCCGGGTTTCTCAAGAGCACTCCGATAATCCGCCATCTCGCCTTCTTTCGTGATTAATTGACCGATTCCACAATCAATTGTCGGTGCGTCATCGAATTGCTGGCGCTGGCCGCGCTGAAAGCCCCGGTCACCTGAAGAAACAATTGCGCGGTCGAATCGATGGTTCCGACCGTCGCGGTGTTGCCATCTGCGTAAACTGCCTCTGCCGCTGTCATCAGCGCAGCAATGTCGATGGTCAGGTTGCCATGGGCTTCAAAGGCTGCCGATGCGCCCGCTGTCTGCGTGCTTGAAAACATCACTACATTCCAAGGATCATTCGTCGCCTGAATTGCGCCGAGTGCTGCTGATGTTATCGATGCCAGCGTGATGACCGTGCCGCTTCCGCATCCGCTCACCGTGCAGAGCTTCACTTTCAGATTGACCGTAGTCGTAGAAGCCGCGGGCGTAGAGTAGACTCCCGCCGAGCGAATTGAAAGCGTTTTGCCTACCAGATTCAAGGTGCCCGCTGGCACTGTGCAGGCCATCAGAATTTGATCTGTCGATACGTTCGCATTGACGGTAACCGGCGTGACATTTACGCAGGTGAATGCCCCGCCAACTGCCTGCCAGCTTGCCGCTGTCGCTGACGTGGCTATGAGTCCCTGTCCTATAGTGGGCGCATTGGAGACGGTCACGCCTTTGATGGTCTGCACGTTGAGATTGGGAACTACCGTCGTGCTGGCGATTACCAGGGGGGCTGTGCCGGTGGCTATAGTGCTGGTTATTTGTCCATTAGTTCCCAAGGGGCCGAAGAAGCTGTTTCCTGTATCATCGAAAACCTGATATTGCGAACCAGCCGCAAAAGTATTCACCGCCGCATCCGCCACGCCGGGCGCATAAATCTGAGATTGTGTGATGGTAACATTTGCTGCTCCCGCTCCACTACCGCTGAGAGTTCCCTCAGTCAACTGTGATCCTTTAATGGTCGAGGTTCCTGTCCCGGCGTTGAATAAGGGCTGCACTGAACCATTGCGCTGGGCAATTGCGAAAATGCTGTTTGTGACATTCGTCCCGCCTGCATTCATCGTAATCAATCCTGCGGTTGGCGAAACAGCCGTCATTGTCACGTAAACATGGTCAAACGTGCTGCCATTTCCATTGAGCGAAAGCACGCTATCAAACTGCTCCACCTGACCGCGCAGCCAGATATTTGTGAACGGCGCATTGGTTAGCGTGATCCCCGGCGAGTGATTCGTTCCCACCAGAGGATTGATGATTTCCGTATCCGGCTCCATGTCGATATCCAAAGCAGAGCGTATATTTAGCGCGCTGCCTGTCCATGGCTGGAAGGCCGCCGCCTGCCTGATCTCAATTTCGGATAGCGAAGAAGGGCAGCCGGTCGCTATCGTCTGAAAAGGACTGGCAATGCTCAGATCATTTCCGGCAGAAGCGAAAAAGGGCACATCGGAAATATATTTCCCGCCAAGGATTGTGAATTGTTCAGCCCCCACATTCAGAATAGCAACCGTACCCACGGCTGTGGCTGCTGGTCGTGTATCGAAGTAGACATACACATTGTCCAGCACTACAAACTGATCAAAGCAATAGGTTCCGGTGCCCGTAATCCAACCGGTTCCACTGGTCGCGTTATCTCGCCCGAACAGAAACCCGATGTTGCTGGAATTAGTAAAAGTCTTTCCGCTGCATGAGATGTTGTTGCAAAGCGAAAGATTTGTAATGTGCTGGGAACCCGAACCAGTCCCATCCCAGCAGACGCCCGAGCCCGTAGCCCGCGTATTGCATACGATCATGGTCTGTGACGTTCCATAATCGTTTCCGCCAATGTTGGTACTGAATCCCTGATTGCCCTGACATCCATTAATCGTCACGCTGGGCTTGTTCGTGTCATTAATTGGGGAATTCACGCGAATTAGACCACACGGCAGAATAACCGGGCTCTGGCCATTGGTAACTGCATTAGCGAGGCAGTTATTGAGCGCGGTTGCATCATCCGTGTTCCCATCGGCTACAAGGCCATCAGATACCCGACAATCCCTTGGGCCTTTAGTGATGCTGAAAGAAGTAGCCGTAGTACCCGCCAATGTTGCCAGCCCAGTTGCGCTGAAAGTCGTAAAAGCCCCGGTCGAAGGTGTACCGCTTCCAATTGGCCCCGGATCGGCATGGGTCTTTCCGCTGAGAGTGGAGGCGTTCAGATTCGGAACATTGGTTGTGGATGAAACCACCAGTGGAGGCGTGCCCGTTGCCAAGGTGCTGGTATATTGCCCGGTAATGTTCAGGCTGGTACCCGTCGCCGCCCCGACGTTGGGAGTAACCAACCCGAGCGAAGGTGCCAGATCATTAGTTCCCACGGTCGCGCACGTGCCCAATGCATTGACGCCGATAGTTCGCACAAACTGATTGGCGCAGATCGTGCTGGTGATATTGAGATCGCTCCCCGTCACTGATCCAAATGATGGATTCCCCGCCGCATTGCCATGTAAAACAGTGGCCACCGTTCCCTGATTGGCAAAATCCGCTGAGGCCAGAATGGGGGAACCGCTCACATATTTGGTGCCATTGCTTTTGAGGAAAGAATTGGCCGGAGCTATCCCATTGATCTCGAATCCGGCAATGCTGTTGATAAAGCCATCCGCATTGATGTTGTTAACGTGGAGGTTTGTTTGTGCGACGACGCAAGAGGACAGCACGAGTATCAGAATCAGTTTTTTCATTTTAGGTATTGGTTTGCGGCCCGATGGCGATCAGATTTGTTCCGTCAAAAATTCCGGCTTGCACGTTTACCGTATTTGGATCTGTGGTGAGAGACTGGAATCCCTTGATATTGGATGGATAGGCAAACGTTCTGCCGCCTACCGCATCCTCAATCAATTTCAAGACCACGATTGCACCGGTCGGAATGCCGCTGAGAATCGGCGCGCTCACATTGCCCGTCATCGTCATCTGGAAAGTAACGACAGGGCAGAATCCACCAGGGCCGGTGAGCGCCGGAGTTGCCGAGTAAGGCACAACGATCAAAACCGGCCCAGCCGATGGCATCGAAATTCCGGAGCTGGATGGTGCAATTTGACTCACGTCAATCGGACTTGCGCCTGCAATTGACCACGAGCCCAGCGTATCCAGTCGGGTTGCAAATTTGTCCTGAAGATTGGCGAGATAGGTTGTGCCGGTCGGCGTCAACTCATCATTCGCCCATATCTGTGTACCTGCCGGAATTTTCCCTGTCGCGTCCAGATCAATGACTACGGGAATGGTAGAGTAGACCTGCCCGCCACCGCTGGTGATCATCGCATTTTGCGAAAGCGAAAGCAGCAGCCGGCCATTCGCGGCAATTGTTCCATCAGGGCCTTGGAATGCAACCGAGGACACTACCGTTTTCATTCAATGATGGCCTTTCCATTTTCGATTTTTAGAGTGCCTTCGACTTCGGCCCATGCTTCAGGAACCGAATGGGGAGAGGATGGCGGGAAGTAAACCGGGGAATAAAGTTTTACTTCCCGCACCGTCAAGGATGCTCCAGAGTCTCCCTGAATCACCCAGGACTTTTCGCGGCTGTTCGATCTGGCGAAGTGAACGCGATAGCGCATCAGAGCGTTTGTGAAAGCAGGTAGGTATTCGCCACCGGGATCGCAGCCGTGCCGGTCGCATTCATCCAGCGCAAAGACACGATCTTGAAATTGCCCACGAAAGTCCACGTCGCCGTGTTATCGGTCACCGTGCCGGTCTGCGCCGCCGCTGTCGTGACAAAGCCCGCAGGGAAAGAGTTCGATGCCGACGTGGTTCCCGCCGTGGTGCAAACGAACAGCGCGCCCGCAGTCACGATGTATGTAGGATTGTCGCCAGCGACTACTGCGGTAGAAGCGGGCCAGAGCGGCGCACGGCAATAGGAAGCGACGAGCGAGATGCCAGCGGTTTCCGTGTTGGCATTGGGCTGTTCAACCAGCACGGAACGGAATGGAGAGAAAGACTCTGGAATCTTGAGCCCAACTTCGGCGGTCGTGTTGGCGGCAATGGAAGGCAGTGGCGGCTGGATCCCGGAACGATTGAATGTCGGTTCCGCCTGTCCGGCCCCATAGATCAAAACTTGAACGGAAGTGGTGGCCACCGGGAAGCAAAGCAGAGTTCCTTGCGTGGTGACGATGTTGGATTGAACTTGCGTGGTCGAATTGGCAGCAACATTCAGCAGTGCGCTGCCCGCGCCACCACTTGAGGAATATACCCGCCAGCCCAGCACCGTCGCTCCATTCACAGGAACCGTGGGTTGTGTGATCGTGAAGGCTCCTGTACCGGCAGCAATGGAAACCGTCTGCTCCGCGCTCACCATGGATTCACCTTGCGCGGTGATCCAGGAGATTGCGGCACGCGCCGTGGACATGGCCAGCGAACCCGCGCCCGCGTTATAAGCGAGAACGGGAACCGGGCCGCCCAGCACTCCGAAGTCAGTTTGTGCAATCGGATAAAAAGCGGCTACGGAAATTGCTGCGCGTGACTGCGCATTCTGTTTCACATCGGTAGAGATTGCCATGGGCGGAACTCCTCAGCGGCAATCCTATAACCAGACTGGAGTTAGTTCAAGAAATTAATTTCCCGGCGCATTCGCCTTCTCGCATTACGAGAAATTCCGAACCATCGATCACCATCGGAATTCCCGCGTATGGATGGAACAGGACAGTATCGCCGATCTTCAAGCGCAGCGGCCTTACTTCGCCTTGCTCTGAAACATAGCCTTCTCCCACGGCCACGATTGAGCCGATGCGATGGTCCTGCTTTGTAGCGTCCGGGATTTTGAAGCCTTCGATTTCACGCTCCGTATCCTGCGGGAGAATGAGCACGCGGTCATATAGCGGAATGAACATCATTGCTTCGCCTTCTCCCCCAAATGGAGCAAGCTCATAATTGTCTCCGATTCTCCAGAGTTCAGCGTGTAATCGGCTTTATTGATAGCCGCCTCGCTGATGGGAACGATCATCACATATTTAACGACAAGAGCGGGATTGCTCATTGATGGAGTGAGTTGAACTACTTTCACTGTTTTACCTCCGGAGCGTCCACGATCAGCGTTTCAGTTTTCAGGATCGTGATGGCCACACTGGCTGCATTCTTCAGGGCTTCTTTGACTACTTTCACTGGATCAATAATTCCCATTTCGACCATCCCCCCGAGCTTGAGAGGATCGGCTAGATTTATCTCGCAGGCCTCGCTGCTGAGACATTCCTTGTACTCATCTTTCTTTTCGAAGAAGTGCGTGAATCCGGCGTTGTTAAATATCTGCATCATCGGTGCCACGCATATTGAATGCCATGGTTCTTTGATACCCTCCGATGCTTCGCGCAAAGCATGACCGCCGCCTTTTACAATTCCTTCTTCCGCTGCCGCCTTCGTCGCATACAGCGCATCCTCAACACGATCTTTGCGCTCTTTCATTTCGGCTTCCGTCGCCCCGCCGACTCGTATCACCGCGATTCCCCCGGCCAATCCAGCAAGCCGTTGCCGCAAAAGCCCCTGCACATCGGGAGCATCCGTTCCCTCAATCTGCGCTCGCAACTCATCGGCCCGCACCTTTACGGCTTCTTTTGCGCCTTCGCCTTCGATCAATGTTGTGCGATATTCGGTTACAACCATCCGGCGCACTCGCCCGAGTTGATCCAGGGTGACATTTTCCAGCTTACCCCCGAGGTCTTCGGTCAGAGCGACACCCCCGGTCAGTACCGCTATATCTTCGAGAATTTCGCGCCGACGCGGCCCCCAAGCATCCGCCCGGATGGCGCACAGCCGCATCCCGTTCTTGTGATTATTTCCGGCCAGCATGGCTAGCGCCAGCGGGTCATAATCTCCGGCAATCGTGAGCAACGGTCTTCCTAATTTTCCAGCAATGGTCATCACATTGACCAAGGACTTCGGGGATTCAATCTTGCCCTCCCATAGCAGAACCAGCGCATTCTCAAAAACGCATTCCAGCCGTTCGGGATTATTGATGAAATGCGGCGAACGAAATCCCTGCTTCAACTGCATTCCGTCCACCACATCGAGCGTGGTATCGAGCGATCGCGATTCTTCGCATGTCATGACGCCATCTTTTCCCACGCGCTTGATGGCTTCATGCACGAGCCGCCCGATTTCCTGATCGCCATTGGCTGAGATTGTTGCTACTTGCGCCAATCTTTCCCCATCGGCCGGCAGAGCCATCCGATCGAGTTCCACTGTTACCGCATCGACGGCCGCACGGATACCGCGTTCAAGTTCCGCAGGACTCGCGCCTTTGTTCAGTTCCGCAATTCCGGCGTGAACCATGGCCTGAGCCAGCACCACGGATGTGGTAGTGCCATCGCCTGCATGTTCCACGGTCTTCTGCGCAGCCTCGCGGGCAAGGTCTGAGCCCAACTGCTCAAATGGATCAATGGGATCGCAGTGATTACTTACCGTTACGCCATCTTTCGTCACCTGTGGCGATTGCCCGATATTCCGCCGCGACATCACGACCACGCGGCCCTGCGGCCCCAAAGTCACCTTGACTGCATTCGCCAGAAAATCAACGCCTCTGACTAATGCTTCGCGGGCTTCGACTCCATACAGGATTTTCTTTGGCATCAGTTCGCTCTCTGCGCAACCACGGCGACATTTTCAGGCAGCACGAGTTGCCGGGTGGAAATCAAATTCTGCGCGCAAGTATCGCGGCAGGCATTCTTGATCACCGGGAAAACCTGCCCATTGATGATGTACCGGCGCATAAGCGTAATCCACGATTCAGCCGTGAGCCGTTCACTCTCAGTCATCTGGCTGTCCTTGGCATACTCTTCGGTGGTTCCGCAAAAGTCGCACGTGATGCGGATCAATTCTTTTTGCATTGCTCTTATTCCTCGACGGTAAACACTTCTTTCCCGTCTTGATTAAAGTACACGGCGAGTGTGCCCGCCGCTCCATCGGGCGCATCCTCAGGCGCGTAGTAGATCAGGAAAAACCCTTGCGCCGCCCCGGCATTCACAATTTTCATACCGGGGCGGGCAGAGATATGGTGATTGATGGAAATGACGATCATTTTTTGCGCTTCTTTCCGTTCCTTGCCGTAACAGCCGCCATTGCGCTCAATGCTGCTGCCGCTTCGAAATTGGAGCATTCCTGGTAGGCTTCCAGCACACAGGGGAATTTCATCCACTGCGCCGCGATTTTCTCCAGAGCTTCGATCTTCGACAACTCCGGCTCGATGATCTGCTGCGCAGCCACCGCTTGTTCGACCACGGAACCGAATTGCTGGGCATCTCCGCTTTCACCTTCGACCGCGCCGGAAGATTGGAACCCCTTGCGGCGGAATGGCTGTTCGGATTTCTCGTGATGGAGAAGCGGGTCAGGGGCATCAATCTTCAACGGTTCGGCGGCAGGCGGTACTTCCGGGGCCAGCCCTTCGCGCTTCAGTGTTTCATCAAATTCCTTTTCGGGCTGATTGGTTGCTGCGTCGATGATCTTGGGCGGAAGTTCTTCGCCGGTTTTTTCTTTGTGCGCCTTCGCGGCGCGCTTCAGCTTCTCGACCTTGCGCGGGCCGATCTTCTTGCGCTGTTCCGCCGTCACCCCCGGCAATGCTTTCATCGCGCCCAGCATGGCGAACAATGACGAACGCCCGACTTTCATCATGGTCGCGTAGTGCTCACCCCATGCAGTCCACGAGTCAAAACCTTCTTCCTTCCAGAGACTCTTGCCTTTCACTTCTGCGGCCATGTTCGCCATTTCGACCGAATGGCTGGCCACCTCGGGGATGATCTCGCACATCCGCTTTTTGATTTCAGCGGAGCGCATCACGCGGTAATCAATTTCCTTCTTCGACTGCACGAGTCCAACGGTCGGACTGGCCTTCGCAGACTTCCTTGTCTTCACTGGTTTCGCGGCTTTCTTGCCAGCCGACTTAGATTTCCCTTTGGCTACCGCAGACTGCGCGGCCTTCTTGGACATTTTCGCTTTAACTTTCGCACCCATATTCTCATTTCCCCTTTTGGCGATCATTCAATAAGGACAACAGCGGCGTATTTTCGGCGAACGCGCGTCGGGATTTTTATTCACGGCGTATTTCGCCCATCGAACCCGAGCGGCATACCGTGCAATCTCACTCCTCCTCTGCGCGGAAATCTTCACCATTCTGGCCTTCCCTGCCCCACTCGCCTGCTTCCGTAACTGTTCCTTCGTCGCCATATTTTCCGTGGATAGTATTCATGGTTAGCATTTTTTTGTCAATCACGAAAACAAATCCTCGCCAGTGCGTTCGCAACCCTATGGCCAAAGTTCCGGATGGGGCAAAGACCCCGGCGGCATCTATTTTCAAAAGGATCCCCTATCGAGCAGAGATGATTAGGGAATGGCAGTGCTTATGTGCGGCTTGGCGTGTGAAGGGCCGGTTTGCGTGAAATGGAGTGAGAATGTATCAGGAGATGGGGCCGGGGCTTATATCGAAACGTGGAGCGATTTGTGATGTGGACGAAGCTGAAGCAAAATCGCGTGCATTTGGCCTGTGAGTTATTGCTGGGCGTGAAGTGGCGGGAGATGGGTTGGATTTGGAGTTGTGAGCCCCTTGTGGGGCAACCTGGGCGGAAGTTTTAGCACCAATGGGATACATGATTGTGTGCTATTGGTGCATGAATGTATTTGGAGTTTTATTGCTTCTATTGGTTGTGCTCGGTATTGTTTGCAATGCGATTATCTTGGATCGCATTCGGAGGCTGTGAACGCCGAAGGGTTTCTTGGTGGATGCGCTCGC